CGTCTTCGCTTGCGTTGCCAACGGCTACGTCGTTTTCGTTGTAGTAGTTGGTGCCGGCATAGCTGCACTCAGCAGAGCGGTAGACCCACTGGCAACGGGTAACGCATTGGCGTTTTGGCGCACGAACACCAGCAAGATCAAATGCAGAGGCAAGTTCAAACTCAACGACATCGCGGCTTTCGGCTGACTTTCGATCGACGTAATAAATCTCGCGTGGCCACTCGGCGTAGGGGTCGGCGGTGGCATTTACAGGTTCAAGGAAAATCGAAGTGCCATCTTCAAACAACAGCCTTGAACCATCTTCCAAAAGAAGTACATCTCCGGAAGCAAAATTTTCCGCGTCTAAGAATCGCTTTAGCGTCCTGATACGAATAACTTTGGCGCCTTCCAAGCCTTCTGGCAGGGTGGCAAGGATTGCGGTAATTGAACCAAGCAGGTTAGATGCACGCAGTTTTGGGCGTGGCAGTTGGCCGTTGCCGTTGTACTCAAAACCATCTGCCTCGATTGGCAGTGCTTGATATGCCTGCGAGTTCCAAATGATGTCCGTCAGGACTTCGTTAAAACCAGCGTGAAAATAATACGTCTGGTCAACTCCGTGCTGGGCAGCATTCAGTTCGAGCTGAAACAACTCGATGACTGCACTAGGGGCGATCTCCTGTAGTGCGGCAGTGAGGCTGGCTTGGCTGTCGCTGGTGACGTAACCAGCATCCCAATAGCCGGTTACAACATACGCCATGTGTTACGCAGTGGCGGCTTTGATTACAGCAAAACCAATGACGATGGCCTCAGAAAGCGAGCCAGCAGTGATATTGCGGACGTTGATTGAAGCCGAACCGGCAGCCGCCTGGGCGTTGAGTGCGTAAGAACCAGCCGTGCCTGCACTGACGTGGTTAAGCACCAGCAGGTCTGTGGCTGCAATGGTGTTATTGGTCAGGGTGAAGCTAACGGTGGTGTCAGCGGCCAGAGCGGCGCCGTTCAGGGTGATTTGGCCGCAACGCTTGTTGAGGGTCACGCCGGTACTTTTGCTGGTGGCTTGGGTGACCGTGCCGCCTTCGCCGGTGATGTAACCAGCCTTATCGGTGTTCAGGTTGGTGAAGTTGGCGTCCAGCTCGGTGTGGGTCAGTGGACTGCCCTTGCCGGCGCGGGTGACGATGGTGCTCATGGAAGGTCTCCGGTACTAGCAGTTTAGATGCTTATGCCATCAGGGTTCAAATACTTCGCGGAACGTCGCCGTAATTGTTGCCCGACCGTTATATGTAATCGTTTTGTCCCACTGCGGGCAGACCCATTTATAAGTCACTGCCTCATCAGGAGGCGCCCACTCAAACGCGGCATTGTCGTCTGCACGCGCATCTAGAAACGCTTCAATGGTGTCACTGTTGGCTTCAGTGATGTTCTGCCATGTCAGTGTCCATACCTTTGGATTTTGGTTTAGCCCGTAGGTTAGACGCTGCTCATAGCCATCACCGAACTGAACCGTGCGGACAATCGGTTGGTTGGCCTTAGAAGCGCCGTAGGTTGGGTTGATAGCAGGAAAGGTAGCCATTAAGAGAGCAAGCCTCCTGGGCGCTTCTGTTTAATCAATTCTTGCTGTACCGCAAGACCAATCACCTTGCCGAGCTGGCTTGCCTGTCCAGGATCGCCCTGCACGCTACTACCGCCGGCGTCTACGTTCACCACCACGTTACCCATGCCACCAAAGCTGCCAGCAGGTGCGATACCACCGCTACGCCCAGGCATGAACAGTTCAGGACCACGCTCACCGACGAGGTAACCCTGACCAGCGGTAACGCTCCCACCCATGGCGCGCCTACCCAATGAGCCTGTAAGGAAACTGAAAAAGCCTCTTCCATCATTACCAGCCAAACCTTGCAAACCAGCTTGCAAAAACAAGTTTGCAAGCGAGTTCAGGACATTACGCAATGAGTCGTTGAAATCATTTGTACCTTGAATTAGCCCGGTAATAGTTGAAGTAAATGTGCTCCCAATGGCATTGAGCAGTTGCTGTTCTTGTTGCAGTAAAAACTGACGCTCCAAAAGTTTTTTATTGACTTCTGTTTCGTCTTTTACCTTTTGAGCAGCAAGTTTAGGATCCGCGCCTTGTGCAACAAGTTCAGCAATTCGTCTGCGTTGATCTGCTTCCTCTTCACCTAGCGCAAGAACATTTTGTTTATACGCTATTTCTGCTGTGATTGGTTCTACTGCTTTAGCGGCATCTATAGCTTTTTGCTTCTCTGCCATCGCAAGTTCTTGAGCCGTTTGAATTTGACTTTGTTTTAATTGTTCGGCAATTTTTGCAATACCAATTTGCTTTTCAGCTAACGGTACAGAACTTTGCTCAATGGCATATGCCTGATGAAGAAGTTCTGTCTCACGACCTATTCCTTCAAGCCTGATACGATCTTCCTCATTTTTAGTAATCGCTGCCTGAGCTAGCAAACCTTGTAATTGAGTTTGCTGTTTAAGCAGCGCAAGCTCACGAGTAAGCTCAGGCACTTGACTCTCGCGTGGCTTTTTATTCTTTTGCTTGGTCAGTGGATCTATGCCAACTCCTGAAGAGTCATCAAGATTCGATTGAGTTGTTGCCTCAGGTTTGAAATTACTAGGATTAAGCCCTAATACTCCTCTTGCAAATTGTTGCTCTTCAGATATTCTTGTCTGCTCTGCTGCCATAAACGGCGACATCGCAGTCAGAGCCAAGGGTCCAACTACGGGTATTTGAAATAATGGACTTGATTTCGCCAATTTTTTTTGTCGCTCCTCTTCTTTTTTTTGCAGTGCCAACAAAGCTTTTCGCTGCCCCGCTTGTGCGCTGACAACTGTCTCACGAGTAGCGCCTTTGAATGCTGCTGCAGCACCTCCTGCTGCTCTGCGTTTCTGCAATTCTTCAATACTTTTTGCTTCCCCAACAACGTTGCTTACATAGTTGATACCAGTGGTGACAATCCCAATGAGCGACAAAGCTCTTAGGCTTGCAGCTAAAGTATTAACTAACGGCGCTGCTATTGCCGCAACACGTCCAGTTCCTGTAATACCTCCTTGAAGTAAAAGCAATTTTGCGTTTCCCGTAAGTGCTGCTGCACCAGCCATTGCTGTCTGGGCAGTCAGCAAAGCCATTGCACCCTTAAACAAAGCGGCTGCGCCAACTATCAACCCAATAAACTTTTTCAGTAACGTAATTTGAATAACTAGCTTGGTTACTTCAACAACTGCATCGAGCACAGGTTTAGGTAGTTGCCCAATACCTTGCACAAATTCAGCAACGCCGTTAGCAAGCGGCACAAGCTCCTCAATGAATCGAGACAACACTGGTAGCAACGTTCTGCCCAGCGACAACGCTAATAGCTCACCAGAAGACTGCAAAGTTTGCAGTTGTCCATTAAATGTTTTTAGGGATGCTTCAAAATCTTTTTGTACAGTACCTGCCGCTGCTGCACCACCTGCAGCAGCCTTAAGCTCTTCGTATTCCTTTTTATATTTCATCAGCGCCATCAATGCCAATTTGGCTTCTTTGTCGCCAAATATCTGCGATAACTTAAATGTATCTTTGCCCGTGACACGAATCAATTCTTTGATTGCAGCATCCATAGGGTTGACACCCTTTGCCACTGCATCCTTCAGAACTTTTTCAATGTCTACACCAAATTTTTTAAAGTTTTTGACGGTCTCCGGTGCCGTCATTTTCAATAACGCATCCGTCAGTCGTGTAGATGCCTCAGCAGCGCCGGGGGCATCTTTGCGAACCATCTGCATCATTGCCGCCAAGGCAACCGCGCCTTCTTTGCCTCGGATGCCTAGTGATGTTGCAGCAGATGCAATGGTAGGCATGAACTGAGCCATGTCTTTCAGTTCAAATGCACCCGCCTTGCCAGCAAATGCCAAGGCGTCAAATGTTTGTTTTAATTCATTTGGTCTAATCTTAAGTGCGCTTTGTAGCTGAAAACCAGTCTTAGTGACATCAGTCAATTCCGAGTTAGTTGCCACGGCAACCTTCCCAAGAGTCTCCATTGACGCCACTGCGTCATTTAGCTTCAAACCCTGCGCCACAAGGTCTTTGACACCTTCGGCTAACACCGTGGGCGCTAGGTTTGTTTTACTTGGGGCAGACAACTGCTTAAGGCTTTCTGCTAGCTTCGTGATTTCCTTTTCGCTAGCGCCTGCAGTTTTGCCAATCTCACTTAAAACAGATTCAAACTGTGATGTTGTACGTACTATTTGTTGAAGAGCAAAACCTGCACCAAGAGTAGAAACAAGGCTTGCGATACTAGCCGCTGCACCTTTGGACGCCTGCTCAAGACGGTTTAATTCTTTGACCGCGCCGCCGGTCCTTACCTGTACGTCTACAACCGAAACAGCCACGGCGATACCTCCCTATAGAGTCAGTCTACCGTTTTGACTTTGCCTTATCCATTGCTTCTTTTTCGCGCTTGCCTTTTATCTCGTAGAAGGCTGCAAAATGAACAAACTCAGCGTCCGTCAACTCGCTACGCAAACGACTAACTGTCATCCCGAGCTTAGTAGCCAGGAAGAACTCAAAGAACAACCAAGAGTCTTCCTCTAATCGTTTTTTGCTTCATCTATATTGCCGTCACCACCTAGCCCGAACAGGAACAGCTCTAAATCATTTAGCACACGTTCCGGCAGCTCTCGCTGCAGTTTGGCAGCATCAGCAGAGGCAAAGGCTTTAGTACCATCTTCAAGCTCTGCCATTTGACATAGCATCTGCGTGCTGATGTCCAATGCCTCTTCAGAACCAGCCAACGTGCTGGCACGCTTGCGGTCCGCTCGTGTGATGGGCTTGAAATAAAGAACCAGCACAGTTTCTCCAGCATCATTGGTGACGCTAAATTTACGGCGCTGGTTCAGATCAAAAGCGCCAGTGAGCAGGTCAACGGCGCGGGGTGTAGCAGCAGGCATCAGATACTGAGGGTAAGAGCACCGGATGTGACGAAGTTAACCGTCACAATTTCGATCTCTCCAACCGTAGCACTGTATTCAGAGCCTGTCACCACCAGCGTGCCGGTGATCTTCTTGCCGCCAGTTTCGTCCAAGTACAGCTCAAAAGCTGCATCGGCCTCGTCCGTGGCTTGGTTTACATCCTTGATCAAGTCAAGTTTGTCGCCTGAACCCGGCGCGTCATACATCAGTTCAATGGTGCCCGAGCCACTGATTAGACCACCCACGTTGGCACGATAAGTGTCGCCATGGTCGGTTACATCCAGTGATTCCTTTTCGACGGTCATAGACCATGACCGCACTGCTGCGATCTCGGACAGACCGCCGCTACCGGCTTTGTCAAAGAAGACAGTGCCTTGTTGACCGCGATAAAAAGCCATGATCAGATGTCCAGAGAGATGGCGCCGTTGGTCACGAAGTTCAGGGTAATGACTTCGATCTCACCGACAGTGGCAGAGTATTCAGCCGAGGTGATGACACCATCAAAACTGATTTTTTTGGTGCCAGTGGTGTCAAGGAATAGCTCAAACAGAGCCAAGCCCTCATCGTTCGCCGTGTTGACGTGTTCAATGAAGACGTTGGTTTCGTCGGCGCTAGAAGCGGTATAAAGAATTTCGCAGGTGCCAGACCCACTAATCAAACCGCCTACGTTGGCACGATAGGTAGCGCCCAAGGCGGTGGTGTCCAGCGATTCCTTTTCAACGGTCAAAGACCAAGAGCGGGTGCTGGTAATAGCTGCGGCAGAAGAGCCAGCATCGTCAAACTTGACGCTGCCTTGCTGTCCCCGGTAAAAGGCCATGGTTAGAGATCCTCGAAGGTTTCAAAGGTCAATCTGACCTGTGTTTGGAAGTAACCCTCTGGAGCTGGCGATGCCACCACCTCGGGTCCAGTAGGCGGATCAAAATGAACGCCACTGACTACTTGCCTATTGTAAAGGTCGCGGATTCGCTTACCTATTGTCAGATTTGCGCCAGGTCCTACTCCCTTTGGCGTAAAGACATTCATCACGATGACACCGATGACGCTGTTACTGCTGCCAGTAGTGCCGCCCATCGTCAGGAAGTTATTGTTGCCAAAACTGACAAGGCATTGGACAAAGGAGCTGTTGGGCGTTGGGGTTGAGGGTTGATTGTGAAACAAAACCGGAATTGCTGGTGCCAATGCCAGCTCAGTAGCAAGCCTGCCCTCAATGGTGGAGCGGATGGTATTGAGATTGACGGATGCCATCAGTCTTGTCTCCCGATGCGCCTAGCTTGTTGCTGTGCCCATGCCGTCATTTCACGGGCTATCAGATCAGTCCAACCGGGTCCATTGGTTTGGATGCTGCTTCCACCTCCAGGGGTAGCCCACGTTTCTACATCGCGCTTAGGGTTATAGCGAGTTTCGGTTCTGCGTCCTGAACCCGGCGCCCCATATGCCAATTTTTCGGCATAAGGCAGACTGTTATGAATGTGATATACACCTCCGGCTCGCTCTGTCGAATAATCAAGTCGCAAAGGAGGTTTCAACGCATTTGGGTTACCCTGCGGTCCAGCGTCAAAACCAGGGGTTCCCTGTTCACTGATCGCCCAGCTAGCGCGAAAGCGTCCGGTATCAACAGGGCTTTCTTGCTTTAGCCTGCTGTCTGTTTCAAACACAACCACCCGCAGCAACTGCTCATACTTCTCTTGGGAGTAGCTACCAATCTGCGATAGGTTGATGCGTCGTGCCACTATGCCCTCAGGATTAGCTCGTGCGTAATAGCCGTGTTGTCCTGTTCAATCGTAGTGACCCTAATAATCT